ATAAACTATTCCATACTATCGCTGCCTGGACTTGTAAACTTTTTCAAGCTGCCTCTTGACAGAAAGGTTTACCTAGAGTAAACTTGCGATAAGGTTTACAAGCAGTAAACGCTTTTGGAGGGCAATATGACTGACTATCGATTAGCGGATTCTGAGTCCAGGTTCGCCGATTTGATTTGGGAGAATGAGCCGATCAATTCAACGGAACTTGTTCGGCTATCGGAGGAAGTGATGAAGTGGAAGAAGTCCACAACATATACGATTCTCAGACGCATGTGCCAAAGGGGAATTTTCAAAAATGAGAATGCCGTCGTCACCTCTCTGATGAGCCGCGAAGAGTTTTTTGCCCAGCAGAGTCGCCGCTATGTTGAGGATGCGTTTGGGGGCTCCTTGCCGAGATTTGTTACGTCGTTTATCAGCGGCAAACCGCTGACGGCGAAACAGGCAGATGAGCTCGTAAGTCTGATCAATAAGCACAAGGAGCAGCAGAGGTAATGGATAAGCTGTTTTTGTCTATCTTGAATATGAGTTTGACGGGAGCGTTTATTATTGCGGCCATAATGCTAGTTCGACTCCCGCTTAAGAAGGCCCCGAAAATTATCTCATACTGCTTTTGGGCGGTGGCAGGATTTCGGCTTATCATACCCTTCGCTATCGAGGGAGCGTTCAGTTTAATTCCGTTTAACGCTTCACCCATACCGGTGGACATCGGCGTACAAGCTGTTCCCAGAATTGACAGCGGTATACCCATCGTTGATAATGCAATCAGTAACACATTCTCCGCCGCTATGCCGTATTCCAGCGCAAATCCCCTTCAGATATGGATCGGCATCGGTTCGTACTTATGGCTTGCGGGGATCGTTGTGATGCTCATATACAGCACATTGTCAATCGTCCTGCTGAAACAGCGGCTCCAAAGCGCGGTAAACATCGGGGAAAATATCTATGAAGCCAATGATCTCAATACGCCGATTGTAACTGGATTATTCCGACCGAAGATTTTTATCCCTGCCGGACTTACGGACGAGGAACGCCGGTATATTCTGCTCCACGAAAGGACACATATTCGGCGGCGAGACCATTTCGTGAAGATGTTTGCATATATGCTCCTTTGCATACACTGGTTCAATCCGCTCGTTTGGGTGGCGTTTTTGCTGGTATGTGCTGATATGGAAATGTCCTGTGATGAGCGCGTGATGAAAGAACTCGGGGGCGAGATCAAACACAACTATTCGCTAACACTTGTAAGAATGTCGGTAAGGCGGCGCATATTGAATTACAGCCCGCTCGCGTTTGGCGAGGGAGGCTTAAAAGAAAGGGTGAAAAACGTGCTGAATTTTAAGAAACCATCGAGGTGGATTGTGCTCGCTGCTGTGCTTCTGGTTGTCGTGTTAACGGTGGGCTTTTCCGTAAATGGCTTGGCAAAATCCCCAAATGCACTTGGAGATGGCGGCAGCGCTCATTTGGCAGACAGTGAAAACGTGGAAACGACATCGGCGTCTGCGATCACGCCGCCAACGTCAACTACTCCGGAAGCCACGTCAAACGATACCGGGGAGCTCGTCGAACCGGACGATTGGCAGAGCGCCTTGAAATCCCAGTATGGCATCGACATTTCTTTGCCGGATGGATGGCGCGTTGCAGGATTTTCGAACCTTTCGTTTACAAGAGTAACTTTTGAAATGGGCGGCTCCATGACGGCTGAAGAATTTGGCGAGATCATATTCGATGCGGCAAAGGCAGCTTCCGTTGGTGGGATGTAGAGTGACAAGCAAAACCCGAATCCAGCAACCGAACCGAAAAAAGGCGTAAAAACCCTGAAAAATCGTAAAAAAGCCGTTTAAAAGGCGTGATTCTGGCGTGCAATATCCATAAAAAAGCGGGAGCATCCCGAATAGGGTTGTCAAAAGAAAAATGCCTAATCGACCTCGGATTCGCTATGATCCGAGTCGATTTTATTATAGTGTTAAAAAACGTTTTAATACTATTTTAAAAGAGCGAAAAAGCCTATAATATAGCATTAAAACCGTTAAAACGCCGTTTTTTATACTATGAAATACTGAGTATAAAACAAAACCTTACTATCGCGGACATGCGGACATTTTTACGAAGTGTCGCGGACATCAGTCCGTGAAGATATAAAACATCATTTTAAAAGCTGTTTTTTACAAGTTAAATCAGCTTGCTTTTTCAATATTAAAAGGGTCAAAACAGATGGTAAAATTCCGATACGACACAGAGAACCCATAGTGCTCTTTATAGGCCATTAGACCTGATATTAAGAATTCCAAGGTAATATCCAAATAGTCAGCCAGATCGCAAGCATCGTTGATTGAGCGGAGCCTTGCGCCGATCAGCTTATCAAAGGGCATCAGCTTTTTGATAGAATTGAATCTCGCCAAACGCTCGAACTTATTTTTCACGGATTGAGGGGCCGCAAATAGATCCTCCGGCGTGCTGATATAGTGCTCTATTTCTTCAGCCAGGACGCAGGTTTTCTCCGCAGTAGTATCTAACTTTTTATTTAAAGCTATTACTTTTATATCATTAACTGAGCTTAGATAGCAGTAACCAGATAGGCCTTCTGGCAAACAATGAGTGCAGATCATAATATCATTATCATAAGAAAATTGCTCCATCTGCTCATACATACTGATCATCAGATAGGCCTCCGGATGTAAACGTTGGTGAATAGATTATGCCAGATATAATGTACTTTTTTATGGACTTTTAACTTTATTTTTACGGGCACGGAACACGTAGCCTCGAGCCTTTTTATTTTCAATTTCCTTAATAGCAGCATTGATATATGCAATAGGAGTATTATCGACAGAAGGTTCAAATAGGCCATAAGTATGGACTAAAGGCTTATAGTATGGACTGCGTTTGTATGCATATAATAAGCTGAGAGCTTTATCAATATCATTCATTTTGACATACACCTCGGCAAGCCAACGACAATATAGAAAATTACTCGGGTCACCTTCATATGCTTCGGAGAGGAGTTTTTCAGCCTCAATCAAATTATTATTCTTATAATAAGATAATCCTAATTGGTACTTTGAGCTTAGTAACTCATTTTTATTGCGAGCATGATTAATTATTGCACTACCAACCTGAAAAAGATCGGATCGGTATGATACAGGCATATTTTTAAATGCTTCAAAAAGAAGGATGCGTGCTTCTTGACTATTTAATCCCTTTAGCATATCGACAACGCATTGGTAGATATCATTTTTTGAATCGTATATAGACCGGCCATTACATATATCATCTAAATATGGCTTTGTGTTTTTTGAAACAGAATGGCCCATACCAATACTACGCAACAAGTCTCTCGCCATTGCGATAGAATCATGATCAAAAGAGCGGTCCATCATAAATTCCCTATTTCTTTTTTCCATACTTCTGAATTAAAAATTGTTTAAATTCTTCAAGCTGCTCAAGCGCTTCAGGGGTAAGGTCATCGTATGATTTATCGCCATCAATATGGGCTGCGGCGATTTCCCCTGTATGCGGAAATTCGGATCGTCCCAATAGGTAATCTACAGATACATTAAAATAATCAGCCATCTTTTGTATTGACTCAGAATCTGGATCCCTCTTCCCCGTTTCCCACATGGCAATAGTTGATTGGGATACGTTAAATTCTTTTGCCAGCTCGCTCTGTTTTAAATTGCGATACTCTCGTAGACTCTTCAATCTTTTCATGTTCATATTACTCCTCAAAATAACAATATCACTGGGAGTGATATTATACAATACATATTACTAAATGTGAATTATTTATTGACAAATTACTTAGAGTAATATAGTATAAATCACGTACAGTAATATTTGTGAGGGATTATTACGATGCGTGATTGGTTGGTTTGTCTGCGCAAGGCGCGGGGTCTGACACAAAAGGAAGTGGCAAAGCGAAGCCGTATTTCGCAGAGCTACTATTCGATGATCGAAAATGGCGAACGTGGCCAGTGTATTCCCCTGGATACAGCGCAACGGATTGCCGACGTCCTCGAGTTTCAGGTTGAAAAGTTTAATAAAAATCACGGCCATGTGGCTGTGCAATAAATGATGGAGGTGCAAGGTATGGTGAAACGCGTGTGCCCGGTTTGCGGTGGTGAGATGTTTTCCGCAGCCGTGCAGGAGAAATGGACGTGCCCATTCTGTGGCGCGGAGGTTGGGTCGCTGCTGAACATGGGAGCCGAAGGCAAAGGCTACCCTGTTGTGGGGCAGATATTCCCGGATGGCTATGAGGTGCTTGCTGTTTACATGAACCAGTATGTACTGGCGCAGAACCTCGAAAACCATATGTCGCGTGTGGTCATAAGCATGAATCAAAACGGGGAATGCATTGACGCTGAGTTTTTTAAGGAAGCGATCAGCGCAGAGCTATGTTTTGCAGAGCGCTGCTTCCGGTGGTACAAGAGGCCGGGAACGAATAATCGGAATGCCCACATCGAGGCCGTCATCGGATTTAGTCTGTCCGCCAAAACGGAGCCCTGCTTCTGCGAGAACTGCAAAGCCATGGACGCATTCAAGCAGTTCATGTGGCCGTCGAACGAGGTTCAGACTACCATGCGGTACGATTTTGACAAGGGAGAGATTCTGATCAGCGAGCATGGGCTGATGCGGATCATCGAAATGGCGAACCCCGTACAGCTTCCCCGCCCAGTTAAGTTCGTAATGGTCACTCAAGATGAACTGCTGAAAAAAGAGGCTGGTCCTCATGCCAATCATGATATTTGACGGCCAAAAGAGCTGTATTGAAGAACTGCTTACTAAGCTGAAGGCAAACCTTGCAGACTGGACTGATAAGCAGATGAACGAGCTCACCTGCCGAGAAGCAGATCAACTGATCGCCGAACTCAAGGCAGAGAGCACCATGCAGAGATGGCGCAGGCAGCGCCGATAAAGGAGGCAGATGAAGTGAGTTCAACATTCAGCGCCGCCGAACTTGAGGAGATACGCCGTGCTGATTTGGAGATCGAAAAGGACTTTGTGCTTACTGCTGAGGAGACCAAGGCAGCTCGTCGGCGAGATACTTATGCCAAGGACGGATTAGCGGATGACAAAAGCCTCGCGGCCTCCGCGTCGCGTCGATACAAGGCACAGAATAGGGAACGGCTAGCAGAGTATAGTCGCCAATACTATGAAGCAAATAAGGATCATATTGCCGAAAATCACCGCCGATATGTTGAGGCCAACAAAGGCCAGATTGCGGAGTACAAACGCAGATACACCGCTGCCAACCGGGAACGTATCGCAGCTTATAAACGGGAGTATCGGCGGCGGAGAAAATCCGCAGAGGCACAAGCTTAGCCGAAACCGCCTGCGGGCGGTCTGCACGGGGATAACCTCCCGAGCACTGATGAGGCAGGTATTACATGGATCTATTGACAGTAAAACAGGTAGCCGAATTATACGGACATGCCGAGCGCCATATTCGAAGGATGATCCAATCTGGAGAGATATACGCGCAGGAGCATGACAATCCGGCCAACAACCGAAAGCAGTATATGGTTCCGGCCAGCTCGTTGCCGCAGGATCTGCAGCGCAAGTACTATACCGCCTTAAAGGGCGAGTCTGTGCTGCCAGTGGTGCCGAAATCACCTAAGCCAGCGCGTCCGGCACGGAGCTTTGACGAGTACAGCGCGGCGGAGCGCGAGCAGATCTCTTTTTGGACAAATGTGCTCGAGCGCTGGCAGGAATGCCGGGCAAAGTACGACCGAAAGACCGACGCGGATCCGCTATTTGTTTCCATGATGAAACTTCAATTCAAGGATATCGCCATCAGCGAGGATATCCTCTACCGAAAATGGGCGGCTTACCGGGCCGGTGATATCGAAGGCCTCATCGATCACCGCGGCGGCTGGAACCGCGGGCAATGCGGGATCCCGCAGGATGCCTGGGACTGGTTTTTGACCGCATACCTTGACGAGCGGCAGCTGCCTATCAGCCAATGCTACGAGCTGACAAAATACTGGATCACAGAATTTGCGCCGGAGCTGGCGCCGGGGTTGCCTTCTGAGCGCACTTTCCGCCGCCAAGCCGAGAAAATCGCCGCCGCCGTGGTCACCATGGGCCGCCAAGGCAACAAGGCGTTTGCCGACCGGTGTGCGCCATACATCGTCCGGCTGTACGATGAACTGCTGCCCAATGACTACTGGGTTGCGGACAACCATACGCTGGACATCATTTCACAGCGCGAGGATGGCAGCGAAGCCAGGCATCGCCTCAGCCTGACCGGATTCATGGACGCTCGCAGCGGTGTGCTGGTCGGATGGAACCTCACGGATAACCCGTGCAGCCAGTCCACCGTGCTGGCGCTGCGGCATGCTATCCTCCGCTTCGGTATTCCGAAGGTTATCTATTTTGATAATGGTTCCGAGTTTTTAACGCACGACTTAGCCGGGCGCGGCCACCGCAGCCGGAAGAGCCAGAGCCTGGTCGACGATCCGCCGCCGATATTCACCCGGCTGGGGATCGAGCTGCGCAACGCACTGGTGCGCAATGCCAAAGCAAAGCCGATCGAGCGCATGTTCGGCACATTTAAGGGACAGATATCACGGCTTTTTGAAACGTTCTGCGGCGGAAACGTTCTGGAACGTCCGGAGAGCCTGAAATACACGCTGAAGCAGGGGCTTGTGCCGCTGGACGGTGAGCTGCGCGTGATGATCGCGGAGCTCATCGAAGGGACCTATAACGTGGGCGCCTATGGTGGTGCAGTCGAAGCAGACCACGGAAAACGGCGCATTGATGTATGGAACGAGCATATCAGGGAGCAGCGCAAGGCCAAGCCGGATGATCTCTACCTTATGCTGATGCGCAGCACCCGCAAGCAGACTGTGGGCCGAAACGGCGTACACATTACGGTTTGTGACGAAAAGCTGTACTACTGGAACGAGGATACATGGCGGCTGCAGGGCACCGAAGTATACGTCCGATACGACCCCGCCGCGCTGGACAGCGTGCGCTTATATGATGCCGAAACAGACCGCTTTATCTCAACGGTACCCATGGCCAGAGACACCATGGTGCTGTTCAACGACAATCCGGAGGCGGTCAAGGTGGCGCAGGCAGATATCCGCCGCGTGCATAAGGCTGTGAAGACAGAGCTGGCTGCTCTGAAGGGCGCGGTGCCCGTCGCACGCAGCATTGACATGCTGGATCTCGCAGTGCGAAGGGCGCACGCCGGCAAGGAAGGTATGCTGATCCAGCCGCCCAAGGTGATCATTCCGGTGGCAGCCGGAGAGGAAGTGCCCATGCAGGAGGCTGTCGGTCAGGGCGCTACAGGCGTGGTGATCGACATGCAAAAGATGAACCGAAATGCGGCTCGTCGCCGTTCGGAATAGATGGAGGAGGTTGCATATGGAGTATACCCAAAAACAACAGTGGGCGCTGCAACAGTTTGAGGCTTTGACCGAAAAGCTGGGCAGCCAGAACAAGGCCAGCAAGCAGGTCGGAATCTCATCGGCGATCATGTCGCCGCTGCGCAGGGGCGAATATGCCGGAAATTCCGACGCGATTTTTGCGCGGCTGATCAGCTACTTTGAGACCAAGGCAGAAGCAGCGGCTTCGCCCGCGCACGAGATTACCAGCAGTGGATACGTGGAGACGTCGATCTCAACCAATGTTTACGAGGTGATCCGCAACTGCCAGCTGAAGGGCGGGCTGGCGATCGCGTGTGGGGATGCTGGAATCGGAAAGACCATGGCAGCAAAGCAGTTCACCCGCAAGCATTCCAATGATGCCGTTTATGTGGCGCTAAATCCGTGCATTACAACCATTAAAGCGCTTTTAAAAGTGCTGTGCGCGAAGCTGAATGTGACGGAACGCACAAACGACGAGATGTGGCTCGGGCTGGCCGCCAAGCTGCGGGATGGCATGGTACTCATTGTCGACGAGGCCCAGCACCTGCCTATCAAGACGCTGGAGGCGCTGCGCGCTCTGTCAGATTACTTTGACGAGCTCGGCCAGACGCTCGGCATCGCGCTGATCGGCAACACCGATACCGTTAACAATGTCGGTGGCAAGAAGCGTGCGGAGTTCGCACAGATCAACAACCGCACCCGGCAGCGCAAGATCTATACCACGAGCCAGATCCGCCGCGATGATATCCGGCTGCTGTTTCCTTTGCTACAGGATGAAGCGTCCATTGATCTGCTGCTGGGGATCGCGCGCAGCGCGCAGGCTCTGCGTGGCGCGATGAATCTCTACGTCAACGCCCTGGACAACGAGGACATCAGTTATGAAGGCCTCGTCGCTATGGCGAAGCACATGGAGATGAAACTGGCGGTGGCGGTATGATGACGGTTTATAAATATCCGCTGAGGATCGCCCACGAGCAGACCATAAAGCTGCCGGAGCATGCGGAGGTGCTGAGCGTATGCGAGCAGCACGAGGGCGTTGTGCTGTATGCCATGGTTGACAAGGACCGCCCGGCGATCGAGCCCCATACCGTGTGCATCGTCGGCACCGACTACGATGCGCCAGACCTGACGGGCTTTGACTTCGTCGGCACATGCAACCTGCATCACGGTCTACTGATGTTCCATGTGTTTGTCCGGAAGGAGGCAGCAGATGGAGCAAATTGATCAGGCGCTTGAACAGAAGCAGAAGCTTAAGATAGCGGTTTGGCATGCATACAGCGAGGGCGCTAACTACGCGATGTTTGCCTTGGCTGAAAAGCTCCACATCGAGAGTAAGGATATCCGCCTGAGCAGAGGATCGGTCTATGACAAAGTAGACAGGCTTGCACAGCGGATCCGCGATACACTGTGCCCCACGCCATGAGGAGGCTTTGGGCGAGCCGCCGCGCCCGGCGTTGGATGGTGCTGGCCGGGATATGCTGGGGCTTGACGCCGATCCTGTTCTGGCTGGCGGACATTGAGCGCGGGTACGACGGTACCGGCGGCGAGGCGATCATCCCGCTGATTCCAATTATTGCGCTGATATTGGCATTGGCCAACAAAAAATCGATATAGGAGGAGCACTATGGAGTGGTTTGAAGGGACGGCGTATATGGACGCCAAGGGCAGTTACTATCACGTAGCGCCAAGCAGCGACGGAAAAGGAGGCAGCACAGTATACCGGGCACGAAAGTATCTGCCGGACAAGACGGGAGCCCGGAGCGTACGGGGACTGCCATTCAGAACGACTGCCGACGAGGCTCAGCGCGATCTGGACGCGATGGCAACAAGGAAAGGATGGCAAAAGGGATGATGGCAACATTCGCGCTATCTGATAAAGGATTAGCCAGAGCCACGGAGCTGAATCCGGCATTCAGCAAAAAAACGAATCAACAGCTTGTAAAAATGACCACTGATGCGCGGAAGGCTGAAATAGCCATAGTGTACTCGAAAGCGCTTCAGAGGCTTAGAGACAGCAGAGAGCCGTAACAGCGGCTCCCCGTAATGCAGCCGGCGGCGGTCACAAGCCCGCGTGTAATGCAGAGTGAGGAATTTGGAGGAGGTGCATACGGTGAATATTGAGCTCACAGAGCAGGAACGCATATTCTTGGCAGAATTTGCGGAGAAGCAGTATGAAGGAGCCGAGGATAATCTCGGCACGCGCACGCCTATCCATCTTGTTGAGCGAATCGAAAAAACATTCGTACAGGATGATAGCGAGGAAGTCTGGGTGGATGCCGACAATATGGACATACCTTATGATTCCTTTGATGATCTCATCGAAGCCCGAAGAAAAAACGGAGAAGATCTGCCTGACTATGACGACGTGGAATATACAGATGTAAATGATATCTGGATCGATGGCCGCGCTGAATACTGCAAGGCCTATGATATCCACGCCTACTCAGGCAGATATATCAAGCACCCGCAGCCGATCGCTTTTTTCCTTATCCGGGATGAAGCCGTGCGGTATAAGGACGGGTATCAGTCCCATAACTGCGGCGATTGCCGCATCTTTACCTATAGCCTGGGCTACTCCAACAATGGCGACCTGCCGGTATTCCGGGCGCTCCTGATGAAGATGGGAAAGGCGCTTCTTCAGGAAAACGGACAGGAGCAATAACACTCCCGCCCGTAATGCAGCCGGCGGCGGTCACAAGCCCGCGTGTAATGCAGAGTGAGGCATGAAGGCCGATAGCAGGGCCTGTGGGGAGAGACCGTGGCGGCGGGAGACGTGGGGGCTCCCGCCAGACTACGGAGACATCAGGAGTCAGTATGAACTATGCGCAGGAGATGGAGCGAGCAATCAATTTTCTGAAGCAGGCGGCTAGCGACTATGGCTTTCATTGCGGGTGCGTCAGCGACCGAGAGAAAGAGATCACCGACCTACAGCACGAGCTGGAGCTGTCCGCTAAGGACGCGAAATCGCGGGCACGCGTCAGCCGAGAGCTGCAGAAGGCTCTCATCGCCCGCCGCTATCACAAGGATATCGAGGAATGTACAGGGCCAATCCACGCGTTCATGAGTTCGCATCCAAATCTATTGAATGAGCTGGGCGCGTTGCTGGGGCAAGTCCGCAAGGTGGACGAGTACCACCAGAACCGGCAGTATACGCCTCGCGTCAGGGATGATCTGACTATCCCCCGCATGCGCAAAAAGCATTGACAATTTCGTGCCCCGGAGAGAACATAGAACATATGTTCGATATTTAAGGGGGGGGCAAATATGATACAGGTAATTCATGGGGACTGCCTGAAGGTCGTCAGGCAATATGAAAAAGGGACGTTTGGTGGTGTTGTAACGGATCCTCCGTATTCAAGCGGAGGCTCGACGATCAATGCCAAGCAGCAGCCGACAAGCAAGAAATACACCACGACAAAAAGCGCTTGTCCATACCCTGACTTTGAGGGCGACGCTAAAGATCAGCGAAGCTGGACCCGCTGGATGGCTGAATGGATGTATGACGCCAGGCAGGCCTGCAAAGCAGGTGCCCCGATCGTGGTGTTCAGCGACTGGCGGCAGCTGCCGTCGCTTACGGATGCGATGCAGTGGGCCGGGTGGACATGGCGCGGCATGGTGCCTTGGGATAAGACCAACGCGAGACCGCAGAAGGGTCGCTTCCGGGCGCAGTGCGAGTATGTGGCGTGGGGCTCCAACGGGCCTATGCCGATCACGCGCGGTGTCCCGGTGCTGCCGGGAATATACCGGTATCCCATGCCGACGGGCAAAGATCGGATGCACCAGACGCCCAAGCCTGTGGAGCTGATGCGGGCGCTGATCAGGATCGTGGAACCGGGAGAAACCATCCTTGACCCGTTTGCGGGCAGCGGCAGCACACTGGTGGCCGCCAAAATGGAAGGATATTCGGCAGTAGGCATCGAGATCATGAAGAGTAACGTGCGGATCATTGAGCAGCGGCTTGGGGTACGCGCGGGATAAGGGAGGTCGTATGAAGATCTGGGGAGAAACGCAAGACGAAAAAGAGATTGCGCGGCAAAAGGAAATCGAGGCGACGCAGGTCAAGACCGGCGTGAATTTACAGTACTTTGAGAAGCTGCATCCGCCAGTCGCGCTGGCACCGGAAGCGATGCTCATACAACCATATCAGAAATCCTGCAGGATTCGGTTAGCACAGATTATGTTGGACGGGCTGACTGCAGATCGGATGGATATCCGGATTAACAAGCAGGGGACTATTCTGGTAATGATACCATGCACGTCAGGATTCAGTATCATCCGCCGCAAATTAACTGCGCAGATCTGCAGCCATGAGTTGGCGGCAGCATTCCGCGAGAAGGGCGTTATGCTTCCGGCCCGGTATGTGGTAACAGCTGATGATCGGCTCGGCGGATGGATCTGCCGTAAGGAGGACTAACATGCGGCGGTGCCCATTATGTGACTTTGTAGTGGATCCTGATGAGGCCCATGTGCATGTGCGGTGTCATGCTGCGGCTATGTCCCAGTTGGCCGATGAGATAAAGCAGCTGGAAAGAGATCTCGACCAAGCGAAACGAGAGGCTTCCGCATGGAGAAAAAGAGCCAGACAATACCTGCAGCGGGCGGAGATGGCGGAAATGCCGGAAGGCAATCCGTATCAGGATCTCTTTGACCATTATAACCACCTCGGACTTATCAAGCACCGGAAGCTCACCAAGGAGATGCGGGCTGCCGTCGACGTGGCCCGCCGCCGCGGCGGATATACATGGGATGAGCTCAAGACGTTACTGGACCGCCACGCACTGGTCGTGCGCCTCACTGCCGGCAACAAGCCGTACGATGTCCCAGCGAGATCCATTACGGAGTTTTTCGGGCAGAGGGTGGCCGGCGGCACGGCACTGATCTGCAGCGAGTATGCAGACGATGGCGCAAAATGGCGGCGGTACAAGGATGGGATCCCGGCAAAAAAGGCTGATGGCGGCAAGCGCGTAGCTTTTGAACGGCCTGTAGAAAATTTGGACCATCTGGCACTGGATCCATTTGCAGGAGAATGATTGGATGTTAGATCGGATTTGGGTTAAATGCGGCGACTTTATCGCCTGCGTGAATGAGGTTGGGATTGATCCGAAGGACCAGTACGTTCTACTGTTAGGGAACTTCTCAATAAGATTCAGATACGCTAGCGACGCCCACGCGGCTGTGTTGCTCATTTGGAACTCGATTCTGCGGGGCGATGAAAAAGTGGAAGTGAGGGATTACCAATGAAGAATGTGATTTGTTACTTGATCGGAGCCGTATTGGTATTTATTGTAGCACTGGTGATTGTGGGACTGCTTATCATCGGGGTCGCGCATGCAGCGGCTCCAGAGGCCTCAGAAGCCACAGAAAGCGATCCGTATACTGTGGAGGTCACCGTCGATGATATCACTGCCGTAGCAGATCAGATTGCGGGGCTTGATGCCGAGCTGGACATGCTTGCCCAGTTGGTATACGCAGAAGCCCGAGGCGTGGATAGCAAGGCCGAACAGTCCGCGGTCATCTGGTGCGTGCTGAACCGCGTCGATGATAGCCGGTGGGCGAATAATATCGCGGGCGTGGTAACGGCAAGTCATCAGTTTGCATATCGCGCCAGTGCTCCAGTCACGGATGAGCTCCGCGAGCTTGCGCGGGATGTCGTGACGCGCTGGCTCCTCGAGAAGCGCGGTATTGCAGACGTGGGGCGCGTACTTCCAGCGGAGTACTGCTATTTTGCAGGACATGGCGGTCATAATTGGTTCAGGATAGCGTACCGGGGTGGGCCATATTGGGACTGGTCACTTCCTGATCCGTACCAACAGGATAATGAGTGATTGTGAGTTTTATCCGAACGTACTATTTCAAGCAGAAGAAATCTTAAGCATAAACGAGGAGGTCAAAAGTTATGGCGCGAGTACGAATTGTTGAACAGTGCGAGCTGAAGAGCTGGGACCACGTTAATCTGGCCCTGGCAGAGATCGGCGAGAAGGAACGCGATATTACCGGCATTGAGACCAAAATGCAGGAGGACATTGATGCAGCCAAGCTGGCCGCGGATGTAGCGGCCCAGCCCCACAAGGAGCGTATCACTCACCTTGCAATGCAGATCAAGATGTTTGTGGACGATCATGCGGACGACCTTGGCAAGAAAAAGACCATGGCGCTGACATTCGGGCAATGCGGGTACAGAAAGTCCACCAAGGTCACACTCCCCAAGGCGGCGGCTAAGGTCGCGGAGATCATCCGATCGTTGAAAGCCCGAGGCATGGGTGACTGTGTGGTAACGCCACCGGAGAAGATCGATAAGGAAGCGCTGAAGAAGTATCCGGTGGACGACATCACCGCCGCCGGCGCGGGACTGAAGGTCGATGATGTGTTTTGGTACGAGGTCGATAAGGATCGACTGTCGGAGGGTGCGAAATGACGCCGAAAGAGGAGCGGGAGTGGGCGCAGGGTATTCTGGAACGCGTAGAGGCTGATTCATTCGCCGTTTCAATACGGCTGCTACCCTACTGCCTGTATCATGTGCGTGGGCTGGCTGAGAATCAGCGGCTATGCGATAAGCAGCTTGGCCGGCGATTGGCTGATATGTTGGAAGATATCATATGGTGCTGGGAGCTCCAAAATGGAAAGATCACAAGGGCAGAGTTCGATCAACGTTTCAAGGATAAGGCTACCGCTGAATATGAAAAGAAGATGGCAGCTTATAGGAAACGGCTGGAGCGTGATCATCGCCCACGGCGAAATAAACGGAAAAAGCGGACTGCATCAGGGAGATAGGTTAGGAGGTTATCATGGGCGCAATAACGAAGGAACAGGTAAGACGTATATACGCATTGGGTGCTGCGGCGGGCGTCCTCAAAGCAGGCGATAAGGATGACGACCTGCACGCGATTGTATTCCGGGTCACAGGGAAGACGTCGATCAAGGACCTAACATCAAACGAGTTCTCCGAGGTGGAGCATGAACTGCTGCCCCTTCTGCAGGGAAAGAACCGCTGCCCTCAGCTGCCGCCGCCCGGCAAGTATGATGCGGCAGGAAGAATGACAAGGGCTCAGCAAAGGCTCGCGTGGCGGTATATCTACCGGCTGCGCGATCTTGACACGTCGAGATCTACAGCGACTGCGGGCGAGCGCATGGTCGGCGTGATTAAAAAAGAGCTGGGCGTGGACGCATACGTCACCGATCCGTTTCGGTGGCTATCGCCCGGCCAAGGCGGTATGCTGATCGAGAAGCTAAAACAGTACGTGGCGTCGGCGGAGCGCAGAAAGGAGCGGCGGGATGGATCTACTTGAGCAGTTACAGCTGGAGCATCTGGACGGCGAGCCGCGCCGGGTGGCCGAGGCCATCGGCATCGAGGCGTACAGGGAAATTATCAGAATGTATGCGGGAACTTTGATGTATGTCCCTACCGTAGATGCCGTAACACGCAAAACACGTGACAGCTTGATATGTGAAGAGTATAATGGACACAACCAACGAGCGTTGGCATTAAAATACGGCATATCGGAGCAATGGGTACGCTCTATCGTAGGGGTTGATACAAAACCTGTAGACGGACAGATCGGCATGTTTGAAGGAGCGTTATAGGAACGCTTAAAACTAATTTATAAAACCCCTTTGGATACAACAGTATAGAATCATATGGTAAGGTCTCAGTATAGCAGAGACCTTACTTTTTTTATGGCGGGTGTCAGATGGATACTGGTTGGATCATTGCAATCGTCACGATCGTTGTGGGCATCATCGTGGGCATCATCGGATTTTTTTTGAAGCGCACGATTAACCAGCACGACGAGCTTAAAAAGCAGGTCGATAAGATCGATGGCGACAAGGCATCCAAGGTGGATCTGTGCGAGGTCAACGACAAGGTCGTAGCCCTCGAAAGGACCACGGGCGAGATCAAGACCAACTATCTGACCAAAGAGGATTTTTTCCGGGAGCAGGCCAAGACAGATCGCAAGCTCGACGACATTACCAAGTACCTGCTGCAGATTATGCAGCACATCGGAGGCGGCAAAAATGGATGAACGCGACGAAATCAAGAAACGTATCCGCGCCGGTAACTTTGTTGAAAACACGGGGCGCGTTTTGCGCACCATCAACCTCCTCCGGCACGCCTACAACAAGCTGAAGGGCATCCAATATGCGCTTCCGGACATCGCGGAGGATGAGTTCTTGGATGCGGTTAATTATCTGTTTGAGGCTGAGTATATCCATCTCAGGGATTGCGAGACCAAGACCAACGTTGAATCGGGGCTGGCCGATATGGATTATCGGCAGCTTGAAGCAAAGCTCACCGCGAAAGGTATCCAGCTGCTCGCGTATGGGATCAAAGACTCGCTGGTCAAGGTTTAGGGGGTGTAACGCATGGCAAGGCGCAAGCACTCCAAAATCGACAAGCTGCCCGGCAACCTGAGAGGCGATGTCGAGCAGATGATGCAAGCCGATTTCACGTATGCGGAGATCGCGGACTACATCAAGCAGCAGGGACACAACATATCGATCACCTCCATATGGCGTCATGCCAATACGCTGAACGCCACGGTGCAGTCCCTACGGATGGCACAGGAGAATTTCAGGGTAATTATGGAGGAGGTCGGGAAGTATCCGCAGTTGGATGCGAGCGAAGCAATCATTCGGCTGCTCTCCCACCAGCTGCTCGAGGCGATCCGTCAGAAGCAGCCCGGCGACCTCGCGAAGATGGATACGGACAAGCTCCTGCGTGAAGCGTCCGCGTTGATCCGGGCGGCGGCCTACAAGTCGCGGATTGATATACAAAACAAGGATGATCTGGATGCAGGCTTCGAGCAGGTCAAAACGCTGGTGTTTGAGGCAATGGCCAAAGAAGAGCCCGAGCTGTATTCTAAGGTAAGTAAGTTCTTGGCCGAGAAGGGCGGCGGTGCTGTATGATATATGTGCTCCACGTTCAGACCGGCAAGGAAATGGCGATACGCGACGAACTACGGCGCGGCTTCTATGGCGCCATGGTGCCTCGCGAAATTACTCCGGAGCGAAAAGACGGAAAATTTGTCTGGCGTGAACGGGTACTGTTTCCGGGATATGTGTTCGTGGACATGGCACTGGATCTCAAAAGCTACTATAAGATCCGGGGCATACCACACGTGATCCGTTTCCTGGGTGACGGGAAACCAGTAGAGCTGCCGAGCTCGGAGGCAACGTATATTGTTTGGCTGGCAGGCAACGGGAAGCCGCTGCAGCCGTCAATACTGGACGACGCCACTGCGGTGATCAGCGGGCCGCTCAAAGGCCGCGAGAGCAGCATCGCGTCGGTGAACAAGCGGGCGAAGCGCGCGCGCGTCAAGGTGAGCATCGCGGGAGAGGTCCACGAAGTCAGCCTCTCGGTGATCACAGAGGAAGACGCCGCCGCGGTTGCCGATGATAATCGTTAAAATAAGTTTGCGCCATATGTGAAACCTCCAAAACCGTTCCGTCCGGCGGGGTTGATTCGTCCCCCGCCGAGCCGGATCGGGGTCATAACAGTCAAAAATCCGGGCAAATCTGCCGCCCGGATGTCCGACCCTACCGTTTTGGGAGGTCTATTTTATTTCAAGGTGTTTTAGACCGTTCAAAAGATTTTAAAGCGTATTCAAAAGTCCGACAAGGTGTATTTGGGCGTCCGGGATGGTGTCGCGCTCAGAACGCCTCACAGGGCCTTATTTTTTTGGCAAAGGAGGGCCGCTTGCGTGAACGAGGTCAAAAAGCATAGCATCCAGAAGCTAAATGATGCAATTGCGGAGGCTGCCCGTAAAAGCGACGAGAATCTAAAGACCGATTTTAACACTATTAAAACACTTTTAGAAGAGTGTTTAACAGTTGGCGATGAGCCCCGACGCGTGGAGCTGCTGGAGCAGCTGCGCTCCGGCGCAAAGCTCACTGGCCCGGATGGTCTACGTAAGAAGCTGGCGGCCTTCGACCTCAACTATTTTGGCCGGGCATACCTCCCGCATTATTTCAGCCGTCCATCTCCACCGTTTCATCGGGAGCTGGATGCACTCTTCACTGATGGAGTCATGAAGGGCCTTAATCCGCTGGACGATAAAAAAGCAATCGATCAGCGGCAAGGCTGCCGCCGGGCAACCGCGGCGCCGCGTGGCCATGCAAAGTCTACGAACTTCACATTCAAGGATGGCGTGCATGCAACGCTGTACGAGTATAAGCACTTTATCATCCTGATGTCAGATACGTACGGCCAGGCTGCGGGCTTCCTTGCCGCTTACGCCGAGGAGCTGGAAGACAATGAAGCGATCCGGGAAGACTTCGGAGATCTACGCGGCGGCATTTGGCGCGAGGACGTTATCGTCACCAAGACTAACATCAAGGTGCAGGCAATGGGCGCCGGGCAAAAGGTCCGCGGTCTGAAGCATAAGAATTGGCGGCCAGATCTGTTCATTCTGGACGATATGGAGAACGACACAAACGTCCAAACTCCGGAACAGCGCAAGAAGCTAAACGACTGGTTTACCAAGGCCGTGCTGAAGGCCGGTGACAGCTACACGGATTTTGTGTACATCGGCACCATGTTGCATTACGACGGTCTGCTGGCGAAGATACTGAAAAATCCGGGCTTCAAGGGCCGGAAGTATAAAGCAGTGCTGTCCTTCTCCAACTCCAAGCTATGGGACGATTGGGAGAAGATCTATATTGACCTGTCGAATGAGAACCATGAAACGGACGCCCTGGCATTCTTCGAGGCCAACCGGGAAGAGATGCTGGCCGGCACGCAGGTTTTGTGGGAAGAGAAGAACTCCTATTATGACCTGATGCGCGAACGCATTGACGGCGGCGTAGCGGCGTTCAACAGCGAGCTGCAGAACGAGCCGATCAATCCGGACGATTGCCTGTTCAATGAAGAGTGGTTCGATTACTATAACCCCGCGGAGATCGACTTTCGAGATCCCAAGTGGGACTTTTTCGGCTTTGTGGATCCGTCGCTGGGCAAGACCAAAAAGAGCGACTTCTCTGCGATCATCACGCTGGCGCTTGATAAAAAAACCGGGTACATGCTGGTGGCCGACGCAGACATCGAGCGGCGGCATCCGGACCGGATTATCACGGATGTACTTGAAAAGGCTCGCTGGCTGCAGAAGCAGTTTAATAAGCGGTACCGCAAATTCGGCGCCGAGACCAATCAGTTCCAGTGGTTCTTGAAGGAACAGCTCGCTAAGGCCAGCGCGGCAGCGCGTGTCTACCTGCCTATCGTGGAGGTCAATCAGACTTCGGATAAGACACTGCGCATTCAGACGCTGCAGCCGGATATCAAAAACAAGTACATCAAGTTTAACCGGGATCATAAGCGGCTACTCGAGCAGCTTAAGTTCTTCCCGATGGGCGATCATGACGACGGGCCCGACGCGCTTGAGGGCGCACGCAGCCTGGCAACGCGCCGCAGCGGCGCTCGGTTTGTAAATGTTGCTATGTAAGGAGGTCATATGCTGACGAATTTAAACTGGCTGGCAGATGGTCAGCCGTGGCCGCCGACGAGCGAAAAAGCCAGAATCGATCAATACAGGGAGCATGAGCGGCTTTTCCTCACGGAGCATGATAAGGTATGGAAAGATCGGTTCAAAAAGCTGGCGGACCAATACAAAAAGAAAAACGGCAGCGTAAAAACGGTAATTAATTACCATCAGCTGATCTCCAAAAAAACTGCCGACTTTGTCTGTGGC